TTCTTCTAATATCTCAGCATAAAGTTCCTGTCGCCCTAACCTTGTTCCTTCATACTCTTTTCTAACTGTATCAAGGAATGGCTTTGCCAAGTTGTCCACATTATCAAAGGTAGATCCTCTGGTAATGTAGCTATCAGGAGAAGCAATTAAGCCCCTCATCAACTTGGTGGGCTTTGGTGTAGTTGTTACCATCACCCTTGGTTTACGACCAAGACGTAAGGTAAACTGCAACATATCCCAAACATCTTGCTGGTTACGCCAAGCTGCAACCTCATCTGCCCAAGCTGCATGAAACTGTGGTCCACGTAAACGCTCTGGATCTTCTGCAGAATAGAACTCTACCTTAGCTCCATTCTCCCACGTTAGGGTTCTGTTGGTAGGCGACCAAACAGGAAACCCCATCTTACCGCCTCTGTGTGTCTTGTCACCCTTCCAACAAACATTAAGGAAGCCAGACTCACCCTCTACCATAACCCTTCTGATATCTGAGTTTGTAGGGGCAACAGCAGCAATACGTTTCTTACCAGACTTAACTTGCTCTCTGACCCACTCAACGCCAGCCCTAGTCTTTCCCCAACCACGACCAGCAAGAGCTATCCAGATATTCCAATCACCCTCTGGCTCTAGTTGCTCTTGTCTAGCCCAAAAGGGCCACAGATACCTAAGCTCCTCAGCTTTATTCTGGCCTAGTTCAGAAAGTACCTGTTGTAGTTTTTCGGGTGGTAGTGACCTAAGATCACTCGCGGTCAGAGCTATCTGACGAGACGTAGGCTGTTGCCTACTAGCTGTTATCTTCATTTTTTCCAAGTAACGACATTAAAGTGTTTATCGCACCCTCATCAAGATCGGGGTCTTCAGACTGCTCAACCTCATTAATAGTTTGAGTAGGAGACCAACCACCCTTAGACCGTAGATAAAACTCAGCAGCTTTAAAATCGCCATCAAGTGCCTGTTGAACAACAACAGCACCAACCTGACCTATAATCTCAGCACGTTCTTCTGAGATCATCTGTCCATAGATCTTATAGAGAGTATTCGTAGAACGTGGGGCATTCTGATACTTCTGTATCGACCCCATAATGTCTTTCATCGACACACCGTTACGAATACCCTCACGGATCTTCTTTGCGACAACTTCGCTATATGGTAATGCTCTGCTATCAGTCACAATCTACGGCCCCCTGTTAGCTTACCAGCTAACGGTTAGTCGATTAAAAATCGACCATTGTTAAAATTCCCAAGTGCATCGGCATGACTGTCCCTCAAAACAACAATACCGTAAAGATCTGTCATGGTTGACTTGGGAAAACCCTCATTAGCTTTAAGCTAATTGTTAATCAATTCTCAATTGATCATACTTAAGTATTATACTTAAGTTTATGGGATATATATTAATATATAATATATCCCATTTACTATAGTTTATATACTTAAGTATATCTCTTATGTATATATACAGGCATTTTTTAGGATTTGTAACACGTTTTTTACAACTTTTTTATAAGTTATTGATAACAAACGAATCTTTTTTGTACTTTTTTTTGTTTTCGGATATGGGGTGGGTAACGCTCGGATAGCCGAATCACCCGTAGGAATACGGAGGGTCCCAACTTGGGTATGTCAAGGGGGCAAAAGGATAGGTTGACAAACGAGAAATATATCCGCTCGGATAGCGAATCGCCAACCATTTAGTCGGTTTATTTCACAAGTACAATTTGACCAGATAGTAAAAGATTGACCAAACGATCAAATAATAACGCATTGAAACAATGATAAAATCAAATAGGCCGTAGGAAGCCATAGGAAGCCCGTACAATAGCCAAAAAGAAAACCCGCCTAAGACATACCTAAGCGGGCTTTTCGCTGTTGTATGGGGCTTAGATTAAGCGAGAAGAACGCTTTTTAACTCTGCTATTGTCCACCCAGATTTACTGGACAATTCGGAAAGCGTGATATTCGTTGAGTCAAACTCTGCGATAATATCGCATTTATCCCATTTGCGAGACTGTCCCCAAACCAGATTCAAAGCCTTCAACATGGACTCAAAATCAAACTCTGTTTTGTTGCTGGTCATTATACCGACTCCTGTGCTGCTACCAATTCTTTAGCCTTCCGCTTGCTTGTACCATGTGCAGGAATAGCAATGCTCTTCCCCTTAACGCTTGCGCCGCCGCACAGTTTACAGTCTGCACATTGCACACGCTTTCCCGCCTCTTCACTAGCAGGACATAGAATTTCTTTCCCCTTCACTATGTCACGTAAAGAGGAAACAACGCGGAATGACCTTTCCCCCTTTTCCCATGCCTTTTCTGCGTCCTGTAATGAGTCCGCGCTTGTCATGATGTACTGTGGCAGGGGATTCACTTCTCCATGCGTATAGGCGGTTTGAAAGTCTGCCCTAGATATTAATGAAGTCCAAATGTGGCTTGGTACGGCGCAGGGGTCGCCGTAGGTTCCGACACGGACTCCGCGATAGGCACCAAACGCGACTATCTCTTGACGACTGCACACATGGTTTCCGTATCCCCCCGCTTTATATTTCTTCCAAACGCCAAGCGGGGCATGGGCAAGCGTGACATAACAGGTTCGATCTTTAGCAACGCCAGAGTCGCGGTTTGACGGTTTCCCCCTATGAATACAGTTTCCGCAAATTGCCTCGTCCTGTCCTGTTCTGGACGCTTCCAAGGGGTTCACGTTTTCTAACAAGATATAAGTTTGAACCATGTTTCCCGTCTTGTCGTTTGTGCTTGTTGACTGTGCCAAAACGACAATGGACTCGCCATTGATAAGACTCGGACCTTTCCACAAAATAACAGTTTCACGCTTTGCCATTTTCTTTCCCCTCTTTAATCAAAATACCGTCTTTACGGTCGATATATTTCTGGATTCTGCGTTGATGTAAAATCCCGATTAAATACGCCACCAAATCGCGTTCAATTTCGTCGTGATAAGCGTTCTCACTTATGTGTTCGTAAGCGTCCATTTTCTTTCCTTCCATTAATTATAAAAGCCCGAGTCACTATCAGATAGCGACAAATGATATCCGCCCAAGTTTGGGATAAAGACTCCCGCGCTCGTGACTTGTTTTCCGTCCATGCCAAAATATGAAAATTTGCCAAGCAAAAAGACAAGCAACAAGACTTGAATTTTGAACAATATTTTAAGCATTGATCAATCCCCCTAAAATCATAGCCATGTACCAATTATCTGTGTAATCGCAGATAATTTCAGACGGTAAAGAGTCATGTTCAAGGACAATTAACATATCACCTAAACGTCTACCCGTTGTCAGACTGACAAAACGGATAATTGAAGCGTCAACAGAGAATATCGCGTCAATTAAATCACGCTCTAATTGACTACAGTTTGAAAGCGTCACGCCCTCTTCCGCGCAGTCAACGTAAATCCCCGTGGTCCAGTCACGCTTTGCTTTGCGGATAATTTTACGGATAAGTGACTTTGCTTGTTTCTCGTTTTTCATCTTACACCTCTTCAATTTTAGTGATTACGCCGTTTAAAACCTCAATCTTGTATTTGTTGTAAATGTCCCAAACGTGACGTTTGATCAGATTGTACTTTTTGATTGCTTTAATTTGGGACAGGCTTTCTGGCGCGTAGTCGTCAATCCAAACGCCTAGACTTGAAGCAATATCTTTAGCGTTCCAAAAGTCATGTCCTACACCGCCAGAAACAACAAGATTTGCCATATATTCAGCATCACAACGCAAAGATTCCAATTCCTCTTGCTCGAATTGTTCTTGGTAATGATAAAGACTCTTCTGCTCTATCTCTTTGCCGCGCAAAAATGCGTGAATCTCTTTTGCTAATAGATCAAAGAGCTTGTCTATGTCGCATCCGTGGTCATGAAAGTAACCACAATCGCGAACCATTGCGTAATCGTCACAAAGAATTGTAAACCAGCGCGCGAAATACTCGTCTTTGTTGTTTTCTAACATCTGCGAAAAGTCCAAACTATAGGAAGCCTCTTCTGTTGCGGCGCATAAAGAATAGCAAAGCGTTGCCGCAAGAGGATATTCCCAAAAGAGCGTTTTAAAAAACATACGCTTTTCATTGCGCCATTGCTCCCAAGGTTCGGAACCAATGCGGAAAGAGTCGGGACATTTAGAAAAGCGCAACGCCGTTGCCACGTTGTCGAATCCCGCAACGCTTGAGACTTTGGCAATTGTTTCTGCAAAGTGATTTGTCATGTCGTTTACTCCGTAAAGGTTGTTGTTTCGTCTGGACGTAGCTAGGGCAGT